ATGGGAAAAAACGGCGCGCGAGTATACAGCTATTTGAGGTTTTCCGATCCCCGGCAGGCGACCGGGAGTAGCGCCGACCGTCAGTTAGCGTATGCCTCGGCCTGGGCCTCTAAGCACGGTATGGAACTGGATGCCACGTTGACTCTGCGTGACGAAGGGCTTTCGGCGTACCACGAAACACACGTAAAGCAGGGCGCATTGGGTGCGTTCCTCAGAGCCGTCGATGAGGGGCGTATCCCGGCAGGGTCTGTCTTGATCGTTGAGGGGTTGGACCGTCTGAGTCGAGCGGAGCCACTTCTAGCGCAGGCGCAGCTTGGCCAGATTGTGAATGCCGGCATTACCGTCGTGACGGCAAGCGACGGCCGCGAATACAACAGGGAAGGGCTCAAGGCCGAGCCGATGAACCTTGTGTATTCGCTCTTGGTGATGATTCGGGCGCATGAGGAATCCGATACCAAAAGCAAGCGGGTGAAGGCCGCAGTACGGCGGCAGTGCGAAGCATGGGTTACCGGCTCCTATCGTGGTCGCATTGTGAGTGGCAAGGATCCGCAGTGGTTGGCCTGGGACGGTGATTCTTGGCAGTTCATTCCCGAGCGAGTCGAGGCGGTACGCTTTGCTCTAGATGCATATCGATCCGGTATTGGGGCCGCTCGGCTGGTTCGCCTGATGCATGAAAAGGGGATGGTGCTGAGCGACTGGGGTATTGCGGCGCAGCAGGTATATCGGTTGGTGCGTTTGCCTGCATTGCGAGGTGCCAAGCGGATCTCCATCGATGGCGAGGACTTCATGCTGGAGGACTACTATCCACGGCTGTTGTCCGATGAGGAGTTCTCCGAACTGGAGACATTGGTGGGCCAGCGCTATCGGCGTCGAGGAAAGGACGAGATTGTTGGCATCGTGACCGGTATCGGCATAACTCGATGTGGCTACTGTGGTACCGCGCTGGTAGCACAGAATCTCATGCAGCGAGTGAAGGCTGACGGCTCACTTGAGGATGGCCACCGGCGTCTTCACTGCGTTAGCTACAGCAAGAATGGCGGGTGCAATGGGGGTAGCTGTAGCTCGGTACCGATTGAGCGCGCCGTGCTCGCTTATTGTTCTGACCAGATGAACCTTCAGCGTCTACTTGAACCGTCGTCGGCCGGCGAGGATCTGCGGCCGCGCCTGGTCGAGGCGCAAAAAGGCGTTGCCGAGATCGAGCGCCAGTTGGAGCGCGTAACCGATGCGCTATTGGCGGACGACAGTGGTGCGGCGCCGTTGGCGTTCGTACGCAAGGCGCGCGAGTTGGAGGAGGATCTGGAAAGGCGTCGGTCAGCAGTCCAGGCGTTGGAGCAGGAGTTGGTGGCGAAGTCCGCTTCAGCCCCTGCGGCTGGGGCGTCAAAATGGGCTGAGTTGGCGGAGCGGGCAAAATCGATGGCCGATGCTGAAGCGAGGGAGCAGGCGCGGCAACTGGTTATGGATACCTTCGAGACCCTGGTGGTGTACATGCGTGGTGTGATACCGAACCCGAAGGGGCGGTACATTGACGTCATGATGAAGTCCCGTGCCGGCCAAACGCGCTGGATTCGCGTTGACCGGCGGACGGGAGTCTGGAAGGAGGGGGCCGACAGGCCAACTACGCGGCGGCCTTGATCAGGCGGCTGATCACCTCGGGGTCGCCTGGAGGGCTGCTGTGGACTACCAGCCAGCCCTCACACTGCCAGAGGTTCTCTAGCGTCTCGGTGCAGACCCGCCAAGCTGCCCAGCGTACCGAGTCGCCCGCCTCGATGATGTTGCCTTCTTCGTCCACTAGAGCCATGCATAGCGGCTTACCGTCGCGGGTTGTGGCGATGAAACCGCTGCTAGAATTGGCGCTGATGATGGCATTCGGCATTTCGGAGTTTGGGTACATTTCGCGCATCAGTGGCACCCCGTCTGCCAGGCCGCCAGCGTGCGGAGGATCGGGAATATCTCCGCCAGCCCCACCACAGCCAGGCCGAGGGCGGCGATGATGCCGAGGGCGGTCAGTGCTCTACGCATCGCTTGGCCCTCCCTGAGTCGCCGCTGCTCGGTCCAGGCGCTCGATCTCGGCCAGCGCCAGGGCGCAGGCCTTGACCAGATCGCGGCGTGGGGTGGTCGGCTTCCACGAATCTTTGTACCAAGGCCAGAACAGTGCAGCGCCATTTTGACGACCGTCCGGCCAGTCCGTGCCGATTCCGCCGGCGTGGAGCGCGTAGCAGCCGGCTGCCTGGGCCATCTGTCCATCGGCGTGCTCGTCGTCGTGCTTCGGCGTCCAGCCCTCGGCCTCGACCTGCCGGCGTCGTTCGGCTTGAACGTCGAGCCATGCCTGCGGCACTTCCTTGCCGGGCGCGTCGGCGAGTATGGAAAGCAGTTGGCGCTCAGCCATGATTCTGGTGTCGTGGTCCTTGTCGCTCATCATGTTGAGAAGCGGCTCAATCGGAACCGGCTTCCAGCCCTCCGGCACGCTGTGGTGAGTTTGTGCCGCGGCTCGTTCTTCCGCTGCGACACAAGCACCCGTGAGCATCCGCTCAGCGGTTGTCCACTGGTCTTCGTCTAGAACGTGGCTCAACCAATTGCCGAGGCGGCGCAGTGGCTCCGGTGCTCTGTCAATGGTGTTCGATATGTAGTGCTCGAACCGTTCTTCCGGAGACTCACCGTGCGGCCAGCGGCTTTCAAGCTTCGAGATCTTGTCCAGGGCGAAGTCGAGTCTCAGATTCAGCCTGGCGCGAATGATAGACAGGCGGTTCAGGTCCTCGCTCAGCTTCGCGTTCTCCGCCCGCAGCTCCCCGACGATGCGCTCATGCGCCTCCATGATTTCGGTTACCGCCTCACTGATCATCTTCCACTCGTTGTAGGCACCCGCGACAGCCTCTCTTACGATTGCCAGCAGATCGGCACTTCCCTCCGTCCGCTCCACCTCTGCCTTCTCGGCCTGCGCCGGGGAGGGTTGCGTCAGGCCGGCGCGGGCTACGTCTACGTGCTCGCGCTCCTGCTCGGCGAGATACTTCCAGTGTTCCGCCTCCGGCCAGGGGGAGGGAACGACCACGGCGCCAACCGCGATCCCTTCAGGCATTGGCAGGGCGTTCAGCTCGGCGGCATGTTTCTCCGCGTCTTCGCGGCTGAATGCTGCGTACAGTTCGTCCGGCCCCTGGGCATGTACAGCCCAAAGCTCTGGTCGCTCCGCCTCTGCCTGCTGGGTGAGATCCTGGCGAATGTCGCCGTGTTGGTCGCATGCCCGGATGGTTAACGTGCGTTGCTCGGTCATGCCCTTGCTCCTTGTTCTTCTGCAATCATCTGATCCACTGCGGCGTCGGTGGCTTCCGGCGTCTTGGTGGTGCTGGTCAGCGGCTGTCGAGCTGGCTTTAGCCCCAGGCCGGCGCGACGGGTAAGGTAGAGGTAACGCCAGGCGTGCTGGATCAACTCCCCCAGCGTCAGCGGGTCCACCAACTGCTCGCCGTTGCAGACGGCTTCGAGTCTGGAGCGGTAGATGCCGCGCTGCCCGAGCCAGGCGGCGGGCAGTGGCCGGGATACGCCGGCGCACGGTGCGGAACCGGTCAGAAACTCGGTGGAGTGCTCCACGCTGATCTCTGGAAGGTCGACCGCCTCGGCGTAGGGCATGCTGTCGGGTTGGGTCTTCTGGCTCATGCGGCCCCCTTGAAAGTCTTGCGCAGGTTGGCGGATACCGTCCGTCCGCGGCGCTGTACCATCCTGGCGAGCTGCCGGCGATCGTTGTGGCTGTGGCTTGCCTGGCCTAGCAGTCCGAAGTAGCTGTTGGCGGTTGCGTGCAACTGCTCGGCGGGAGCAGTGCTGACCCGGCGCAGGGCGGTTTCCACGGTGCGCGGGCGGGTGACGCGGCGGTGCGGAAGGATTACCTGGCCAACGAAGTCGATCCCGCGGGCGATGGGCTGGAGCACGGTCTTCGCAGGGTTGAGTCGGGCATGTAACGTGTCGGCCAGGAACGCCTCGATCTGGTTGTGCCAGGCATTCAGTTGTTGGGGAGACTCGGACAGCAGAACGAAGTCATCGACGTAGCGGATGTAGTGCTTCACGCGCAGTTGGTGTTTCACGAACTGGTCCAGCGCGTCGAGGTGCACGTTGGCGAAGAACTGCGACGACAGGTTGCCGATAGGCAGGCCCAGGTACGCTGGCTGGGCGGTGAGCCGCTTGTGCTGCGGCACGCGATTCAGCAAGCGGGTGGGGCTGCGGGTTTCGTAGTTGGTGCGCGGGTCGTGCCAGAGGATCTGCAGGGCAAGTGCCCGCCAGGTTGGCTCAGGGATGCGTGCGACCAGTTGCTGCTCGAGCACCCGCTTGTCGAGGGAGATGAAGAAGTTGGCCAGGTCGCACTTCAGGTAGAAGGCGCGGCGTTTCCAGTTGCGGGTAATGCTGCGCACCTTCTTCTCCAGGCGCTGGGCACCATAGAGTGTGCCGCGGCCCTTGATGCAGGCGCAGCTATCAACAATGAAGGAGCGCTCGATGCGTGGGCCGATGTGGTTGTACAGCAGGTGGTGGACGATTCTGTCTCTGAAGTCGGCGGCCCACACCTCGCGGTGCTTCGGGTGAGTCACGACAAAGCAGATGGAGGCGCCGGGTTGGTAGGCGCCGGTGTTCAGCTCATGGTGGAGTTGCATGATGTTGCGCTCCAGGTTGAACTCGAATGCAAGGGCCGACTTGCTGTTGCGCTTGCTGCGCCGACAGTCGTAATAGGCCTGCATGAGTGCCTCGATAGAAAATCCAGCATGGCCGCCGGTGTTGCCGTTCGATGCTGCGGACGGCGAAAGCGGGCCGTGCGTTGTCCTTGTCGTCGTTGTTCTGGTTGCCATCGTCGAAGTTCTGGATCCACGCGTTGTTCGGGCCGTTCTGCGCCAGGTCGTGCTATCTACGTCGCGCGGCCGAAGGCCGAGGCCGATCAGTGGCGAGACTGCGCAGGGCCTGCCGGGACGATGCCCGGTGGTTCCCCTGGTGCGCATGACGGTGGCCTTGTGAGCCAGCGGCACGACCAGAATCAAAATCGCGCTGGTGTGAGGGCCGTGGCGCTCACACGGCTGGCGATGCGGCGGCATTTCGTTTCCACCCAGTGGCCTGCCGGCCTATGTCGTCGGTGATTTCAATGGCTCGGCCGTGCTGGGCTCCGCTGAGCAGCCCGAGGTCGGCCGAGAGGCGCAGCATCAGTTCGACGACCTGGATGCGTTCCAGGATCAGTTGGATGTGCGCTACCCGTTCCTGGCCGCCGGCCGTGTTGGCGCGGAAGATCAGGATCGACACGTCGATGCACTCGTTGAGCACCTTTTCCCCAAGGGTGCGCTTGAAGTCGCGGCGCCACCCTTTGGAGAGGTCGGCTACAAGCCGGGCCAGTTCTCCGGCGCGTTTGTAGATCGGCAAGTGTTGGGCGATGGCCATGCTGGAAAACTCGCTTACTGCGCGCTGCGCGCGCAGTTGTTCAGAGCATTAAGTGGTGAAGGGATGAGGATTCTGCGGACGGCGAAAGCGGGCCGTGCGTTGCCCTTGACGTCGAAGTCCTGGGTGCCACCGCCGAAGCCCTGGATCCACGCGCTGAACGGGCCGTGCTGCGTGCTGGTGAGGCACCAGCCCTTGCCCTGAAACTGTTCAGGGATGTGTGCCCAGCACAGGTACGCCTCCGCGCGGGCCGGCAGGTAGAGATCCGTGTGTCCTTCAGCTTCCTGCTCGGTGGCCCATAGCGCAGCAGGGTGATCGATATCATGAGCGGTCAAGGCACGGGTGTTGGCGAGGCCGTCGCGGATGTGATCTGCGCCGCTGACCCGGTAGCCGCGGCCGCCGTAGGTGATCGAGTCGATCTGTGCATGCTTCGGGGCGATAAGGTGGTAATCCGGTTCGCCATTTTCGCCACGCATCACGCCGACGTAAGTGCCGCCCTGGCCGTGCCAGTGCTGGCCGATAGCGGGCGGGGTGAGGTGGGTATCGAGAGTGATCAGCTCGCCCTGGATGCTGCCGCTGGGTACCAGGCCGGTTTCCTGTTCCAAGGTGTGGCGGGCGAGCAGGGCGTTGGTGGTGATGAGCGTGGTGTCGCCGATTGCCAGAGTGATTTCGTTCTGCATGGTCTAGTCCTCAAAAATTTGAGCCGACCGCGCGCGGGGCGCGCGGCAGGAAAGCGAAGTGGTCAAGGGGTGACTTTGATTCTGCGGACGGCGAAAGCGGGCCGTGCGTAGCCCTTGTAGTCGTAGAGCTGGTAGCCATCGCCGAAGCCCTGGATCCACGCGCTGAGCGGGCCGGTCTGCGTACTGGTCCAATAACTGCGGGCCTCCAGCGCCTCCTCGCCGCCATCCTGGAAGATGGCAATGGGGCTCTGCCCGGGCGCCACGGCGGTGTACGGGTAGCCCGGCGGCAAGCTGCTGGGGTTGTCGCCATCGCGGAAGCTGCACCAGTTCTCATCGGTGGTGGGCTTGCAGACCCGATAGATCATTTCGTTCTCGTCGCGGGCGCCGAGATACCAGTCATTGTGGCCGCCAATCGAAAGGCCGAGCGCCCAGGCGGCCAGTTTCGAGCCGGCTTCGGCCATGGCCTTGGTGTTGGCGAGGCCGTCCACGAAGCTATCGGCGTCCGGGATCAGCAGGCCATACTCACCCCAGTGGATCGGAGCGTGGAAGCCCAGCGCTTTGGGCGCGCGGATAAGGGCGAAGCGCTCGCCCTGAATCTGGTACTGGCCCATGTAGAAGCCGCCCTCGAACGGGGTGCCTACTGCGCTCGGGAGCGTGTTTTTGTGGTGTGCGTTCATTGCTTTTCCTCGGTGGTGGCGAGTGGTTGCGTGGTTTGTTGGACGGTCAGCGGGAGGCCGCTTGTCTGACCTCCTTCGGCTTTCTCCAGGCGCTGGAGGAGGTCGGTGTTCGCGATGCGCAGCGCGGCAATCTCTTGGTTCTGCTCGCGGATCTGCGCGCACAGCGTGCGGATCAGTGCGTTATCGGTGGGCTTCGGTGGGCGCTTTCCCCCCTCGACAAGCTGCGCGGGCGAGCGAGTCATTAAGCGAAGCGTGGCTATGTGCTTCGCGCCCCGGCGCAGCCTTTCGTGGGGTATGCGTGCCTTCGGCGTGTGCTGAAGGTTGGGTTGGAATATGCCTGCTGCTGCGCAGCGGTGGCTTTCTATAGCGCCACCCTCGGGCATCGGTTGGCGGCCTTGGGCGATGGCGATCAGTTGGATGCGACGTGCCAGGCCGCCGCCGCGCTTTTGCGCGGCAGGGGCTTGGGTGCTGTGGGTGGCGTGTGCCAGGGCGGCGCCCTGGTCTTGTGCCGNTACGCGGCTAGCCGGGATAGTAGTCATCGCGCTGCCTCACATGCACATCGGTGCGGTGTCGCCGGAGTAGTCGAGGTCGACCGATTCCCAGCCGCTGGGGCGCAGGATCTCGTCGATCTCCCGGATCTGGTCGCTGATATCGGTCATCGTGATTTCCGCGCGTCGAGCAGCGTCCTCGTCCCACTGCGGCCGGGCGCGGCGCAGGCGGGTCAGGCTGTCGACGTGGTGGCTGCGGTGCTTCAGCAGGTCGGAAGCGGAGAGGCTGGAGTAGTTCATGCCGCCTCCTGCGCTTCGGCGTCTGCGCTCTGGCTGGCCAATTTCGTGATGGCGAGCCGCTGGAGGATCGCGGCGAGCTGCTGTTGGGCTTCGGCGTCTGCGTTGCGCTTGGTGGTGCCGGTCTTTTGGAACTGTCGAGCGTGGCCGCTGAGGAGGCGACTGGCGGTGCGGATGGCGTCCAGTTCTTCGGCGGCCAAGTTCTGCTCGCGGAGGAGCTTCGCGGTCTCAGCCTGCCGATGATTGGTCGCGATGCGTGTCTCCAGCTCCGTCTCCAGGCGTTTCAGTTCCGCTTGTTGCTCTTCGTGGCGCTGCTGCCAATCCGCAAGTTTCTCGGTGGCCTCGGCTTCGACGTTTTGACGAAGTTCCTTCTCGTCGCTGATCTCTTCCTGCTGCTCATCGATGACCTGTTGCAGGCGCTGGGCATTGGTGCGCAGCTTGGCAAGGTCGGCATGCAGCGCCGTCAGTTCCTGGCTGTGCGAGGCGCGGCAGAGGTAAAGCGCCTCGTCGACCGCCTGCTGTTGCGCGTTCTTCCTGTCCTTGCGCCCAGCAAGATAGGCGGTGGCGATCAGGACCAGCAGCGCGGCGAGAGTGGTGGCCGCGAGAATGATGTGTTGGGTATGCATGGTGGTTTTCTCCATTGGTGGCGGGTGGCCGGTGGTGGCGGCCGGTGTGGTTACTCGTTACTGCCGAGTCGGGCATATGCCTCGTCGGCCTGCCAGGCTCGTGAGTCGATCCAGGCCGCAAGGTGGCGCACATCGACAAATGGCTGGGCGCGCTGACTCGGGTCGACGGTGGTGATGGGGAGGCGGATTCGGCGTTCCTTGATCGAACGGCTGAACGTCTCTTCGTTGAGGTTGTGGAAGTACCGAATGCGCAGGTGCTCCAGCGGGATCAGCACGTCGCCGAAGGTGCGGTAGAGGAGTTCCACCGTCTCCGGGCGTGGGGCCGGAGTCAGGCGAAGCTCGGGTTGGTTGTCGTGAGGAGTGCTCATGCGGCGGCCTCGTTGAGCACGGCTACCGCGTCCTCGATGCCGCTGGCTGCTTCGTTGAGTTGGTCGACGATCTCTTCCATGCGCGCTCCGCGGTTGCTGGCTTGCAGGCTCTCGGGCATAGCGTCCAGGGCCTCCTCCTCCTCGCTAACCAAGGTTTCGATCTGCTCGCGGATCTCTTCGAGTTGAGCGGTGATCTGTTGCAGTTGGCGTCGGCGTGCGTTGTTCATTTGTTCCCCTTGGGGTGGTTCCAGGCGATCTCTACGTGGGTTCGTACAAGTTCCCGTAGGTGTTCCGGCACCCGCTCCAGGGCCGCCCTGCGTTCCTCAATGGTTCGAAGGGTGACGATCTGGCGGGCGTATTCGCGGGGCCGGGGCTCGTCAGCCAACCTCGCGGCGGTCCGGGACCGCCGGCGGGCAGACGCGGGGGATGCCGAGCTTGTCGGCCAGCCATGCCACTCCGGCCGGGCGCACCTTCGTCGAGTGGCTGTACTGCATGCCGAGTTCGGGGTGATGCCAGGACGTTTCCTTTGCTCGCAGGTAGAGGCGGTCGCGGACTGGAGCGGCTGGAAGAGTGTTGCTGTCGAGCAGGCCGGCCGCCTTCATGCGCTTGATCAGCTCGGGACGCGTCAGCCCGAGGCGCTGCGCGGCCTGGTGCAGGGACAAGTCTTTCATCGCGGCCCCCTACGCAGCCTGGTCGAAACGGCGGCGAGCCGGGGTCTCGTCCGCGGTGTCCAGGCGGCCATTCGCGATGGACTCGATGTAGTCGGCCACGGTGTTGGCGTTGGACTGGGAGCCGAGCGGGAGGCCCAGGCTGTTCAGCGTGGAGCCCATTCGAACGATGACGTGGACCTGTCCAGCGCCGCGCTCAATGTCGAGAGTGACGTGGACTGCCTGACGGGTTTCGGCGTCGTAGAGGGAGTGGTTGAAGCGGCCGTTGAGGCTGAGCTGAGCCTTGAGCCGCACAAAGGATGGTTGGCGGAGTGCGTAGGTCATGCCGCGTCACCTCCAAACGGGGAGGTGGTGGTTACCGAATAACGGCGGCCCGGGGTACGGCTGGCTACAAGCTGGGCTTTGCCGTTGAAGATGACGACAAGGCAGCCAGTTTCGGCCTGGAGGCGTTGGATCTGTTGCGGGGAGGAGGTACAGGCCGGGTGGACGTGTACCGTGGCGGAACGTTGCATGGTGTTACCTCGTCTCTGTGGTGGAGAGTCGAGGTAAAGCTACAGTCTGATTTGTTGGTTGGTCAACAGTTTTGTTTGTAGATTTTGTTTGTTGCTACAGCTTCTGTACGCGCCATACTGCCTTGCCACATATCTGCCATTCTTCGTTGACGCGGATGTATCGGGGTTCCCAAGCGGGATTCAGTGCTTCCAAATACCACTCGCCATCTTCCATCTGAAGGCGTTTGAACGTGACGCGATTAGAGTTGGTCAGCTTCGCTGCGACAAGATCCCCCGGCTTTGCCTCGATTGATGGATCGATGACCACGCGGTCTCCGCTTTCGAAACTCAAGGGGCCGGCGGGATTCTCCATGCTTATCCCGTCAATAATCAAAACAAAGGCATCCGGGCCTACTGGCCCTGGAGCATCTACCCATTCCTCAGCATCCCCCGGCTGGAATAAATCGACTGCCTCTACCCAGGCGCCTGCTGCAATGGAGCCTACCACTGGCAATTTTCTCCCTGTAGGGCCGGCTACTGTAGCCCGCTCTGCCGCTGTGATCGTAGGGGGCATGATGCTTGCGGCGGCTGGAAACGTGGGGTCCACCGACTGAGGGGGAATGCCTAGTACTCGGGCAATGACTGCCAGGTATTTAGAGTGCTTGGTTTTCCCTTGCTCAATTGCAGCATAGGACTGTTGCGTAAAGGCTTGGCCGCCTAGCAGCTCGCGGACCCCTTTCGCTACCTCGCTTTGGGAAAGCTTCAGCTCTTCGCGGCGCTTGCGAATCGTGGCGGCAATTGCAGCTTGGCGTTCAGTTGGTGTGTTCATGGGGTGAACGCTACAAAAGGATTTGTTGCCTCTCAAACAAAAGTGCCTGTTGAAATTCGACAACTTTGTTTGTAGGCTGGGCGCCAGTTCCATCCGAGGAAGCCTTATGTCAGATCAAGAACCAATGAAAGTCGCGTTTCAGCTTGCGATTTCCCGGGCAGGGGGCCAATCCGAGCTTTCACGAAAGCTCGCCGCGTTCGGGGTCAATCTGTCCCAGCAAATGATTTCTCACTATCTGCGAGGTAGTGGGCACTGCCCGGCAGAAATGGTGCTGAAGGTCGAGGCCCTGACCGGCGTCAGTCGCCACCGGTTGCGGCCGGACGTGTTTGGCGAGCGCGACGATGGATTGGCTGTTGCCTAGTCAACGTAACAACCCTCGCCACCACCGGGGGAGGGGAGCCAGGCCGGCTGGAGCAGCACGCTAAGTACCACCACAGCCGACCGAGCTTCCCAGGCCCAAGGCACGGATGCCTTGGGGTTGCCAGCCTCTCCACCACAGAGTTGCTGGCTGCAATGGCCAGGTGATCAGGGATGCCGATCACCTGGCCAAGGCGGCAGATGGCGTTTCCACCACAGAGCGGCCATCTGCCTTTGTGACCACCATGCAATGTGACCACGGCGCCTACTCTAACAAGGTTGGTGGCGTCGTGGCACTGGCAGTAAACAGGAATAATTGCCATGTCCCGACCCTCGTTCGCGGATCAGTTCGATCGTATGGGCCGCGAGGTACTCCCCCTGGGCGAAGCGCTCAACCTCGTCGCTCGCAATCAACGCATGTGCCACGGTGGCATCACCGGTTTCGCTCACTCCACCGGCCGCAGCGTCTCCACCACCTCCCACAAGTTCGACCCCAGCCACACCAGCCACATCCTCAACATCTACGACGTGCTCGACTTCCTGCGGTACGTGTCGGCCGAGGGGCGGGCGGTGGTGCTCGACGCACTGCATGCCGAGCTGGGCGACAGCCTGTGGTTCTTCGTTTCGCCGCTTCAGTTCGAGGATGTGCCGGCCAGCCTGATTGCCGGTGCCGGCGAGATCCTGCACACGTCGGCCAACGCGGCCACCACCATCGCGCGCCATATCGAGGACGGCCGCATTGACGCGGCCGAGCTGGCCGAAACCCAAAAGCTGGCGATGAGCATCATCCGCGCGGCGGTCGGCCTCTACGAGCGTGCCCGCTACGTCCACCAGACCACCAAGGGCGCCGAACGCGGGGAGGTGGCCAATGGCTGATATCGCGGATCACGCCAATGACCTGGTGCTGGAGCGCATGGAGGCGGCATTGGCTGCCCGAGCGCTGGTAGCGGTTGGCGAATCGGCCCATGAGTGCGAGTGCTGCGGCGAGCCGATCCCGCCGCGCCGTCGCGAAGCTGTGCCGGGGTGCCAAACCTGCATCGAATGCCAATCGTTCAACGAGCGGAGGGGACGCCGGTGAGTAACGAAGCCTTGGACGAAGTGCTGAATCAGCTTCGAGACCATGGAATTGAACCCTTCACCAAGCGGAGCCCGAGCTGGGTGTTCGGGAAGTTGGTGCGCTGTAAGGTCGAGGGCGACCGGAACGGGGAGGCTACCGGCTGGTACGTACTGCACGAATACACCACTGCCAGCGGCAAGACCCTCTATTTCGGGCGCTTCGGCAACTGGCGGCAGGATCTCAACGAGAAATTCAAGCTCAAGGGTGTTCGCTTGACTGCCGAGGAGCGCGAGCTGATGCACGCGCGGCAGGAAGAGGCCAAGCGCAAGGCGGCGGCGAAGGCCGCCTATGCCGCCCAGCGTGCCGCCCAGGGCGCCGCGCGGCTGTGGGAGCGGCTATCGGAGAAGGGCAAGGCGCCGTATCTCGACCGCAAGCAAATCGTCGGGATCGGCGGCCGCTACGGTTACGGCGGGCGTTTCATGGTGCCCATGCGGACGCTCAAGGGGTTGGTGGGGCTGCAAATCATCTACCCCGAGAAGCAGCCCGATACCGGCCGGGACAAGGCTTATTGGCCCTACGGCATGCAGAAGGAAGGCGCGTTCTGCCTGATCGGTCCGCGCCCCGAACCCGGCGAGCCGGTGTTGATCGCTGAGGGCTACGCAACCGGCGTCAGCCTGCATATGGCGACGGGCTGCGCGGTGGCTATTGCCTTCGATGCCGGCAACCTGCTGCCGGTCGGCAAGGCGATGCAGACCGAGTACCCGTCGCGGCCGCTGATCTTCTGCGGCGATGACGACTGGAAGACCACCCGCCAGGACGGATCGCCTTGGAATCCGGGCGCTCAGGCTGCGGAGAACGCCGCCACGATCCTGGGCGGCCAGTTCGTACTCCCTCGCTTCGGCAGCGAGCGGGAGGAGGGCTGGACTGACTTCAACGACCTGCACTGTGCCGAGGGGCTGGAGGTTGTCCGCGCCCAGGTCATTGCGGTGGTCCGGCCGCCGGCGGAAGGGGGCTGGCGTGACTGCTTGCTGCGGATCAAGGGCGGCGGGTTGGCGGCGCACATGGTGAACATCAGTCTCATCTTGCAGAACGATGAACGGTGGCAAGGCGTGCTCGGCTATGACGAGTTCAGCGCCAAGACCATGAAGCTGCGGACGCCACCCTATGGCGGTGGTACGGGGGAGTGGACAGATCTGGACGACATGCTGGCGTGCGAGTGGCTGGCACAGCAGTACGGTCTGTTGACGAAGGTGCCGCCGGTGCTCGAAGCGGTGTCTGTGGTGGCCAGCAAGAACAGTTTTCACCCGGTGCGGGCGTACCTTGAGGGCCTGGAGTGGGACGGTACGCCGCGGATCGAGCATTGGCTGAACAGGGCCCTGGGCGTGGAGGAGACCCCGTACTCGATGAAGGCCGGCAAGCGCTGGCTGATCGGCGCTGTTGCGCGTGTTATGCGCCCAGGCTGCAAGATGGATACGGTGCTGATCCTCGAAGGGTTGCAGGGTGAGGGCAAGTCGACTGCCATGTCGGTGCTGGGCGGCGAGTGGTTCATGGATACCCCGTTCGTGCTTGGTGACACAGAAACATTTCAGATGTTACGCGGCAAATGGATCAGCGAACTGGGCGAGTTGGATGCCTTCAACAAGGCCGACAGCACCAAGGCGAAGCAGTTCTTCTCGGCATCGGTTGATACCTTCCGCGAGAAATATGGCCGCAGATCCCGCGATGTGCCGCGACAGTGTGTTTTCGTAGGTACTACAAACCAGGAGGAGTACCTGAAGGACACCACCGGTAACCGTCGATACTGGCCGGTCCTCTGCACGAAGGTGGATCTGGACCTGCTGCGCGAGATCCGGGACCAGCTATGGGCAGAAGCGCTGTTCTGCTACCGCGCCGGAGATCAGTGGTGGGTCTCGCGTGAAGAGCGCGCGCTGTTCGAGGAGGAGCAGGACAAGCGCTACACCGTCGACGCCTGGGAGCACAAGTTGATCGGTTGGCTGGAGGGGTACGTCGGCGAGACCGTCACCAGTGCTGACCTGCTGGGGGACGCGCTCAACCTCGACTTCGGGCATTGGGGCAAACCGGAGCAGATGCGAGTTGGCCATATCATGCACCGGCTGGGCTGGCGGCGCAGACGCCTGCCCGCATCCGGTAAGTCACCGGTGCGGCCGTGGGGCTATGAGCGGCCGCCGTCGTGGAAGGGGCGGCCAACGCAGAAGGAGGCCGCATTTTGATCAAGCCAATTGACGAGATGCTACGGACCTGGGCCGCCGAGCTGCACCCACCGAACGGCGTAGGTTCAGCCGGCAACGCTAGCGGCGGGAGCAATGTGATTGCTATGCTGATGGCGACCAGGGGAAACCTGACTCGCTCCACGGCGGGGGCTCGCTGTCCTCTGGATCGCACGGCGGACATTGAGCTGATCGTGAACAAGCACCTTCCGCCGCCCATCGAGCGGGTGGTGCGGTTGCATTACACGGACTACGACATGTCGGACCCGATGAAATGGGAAGCGTGCGGGTGCGGTAGAACCCAGTATTACCAGCGCCTGCACCTGGCCCATGCGGCCATTGCTGAAATCCTGCTGCGGCGGGCGGCCTGACTTGGCCGGGCGCTGTCCCACCGTCCTACTCTGTCCCGCTTCGTTTTTCGAGGCGGGACAGCGCAAAGCCCCGTCGCCGCTGGGGCTGTCCCACTGTCCCACCTTTCACACACCCGCCCGCACATAGGCGCGTATCGCGCGCACGCGCGTAGCGTGCGCTCTTATTATTCTTCTCTTATATGCGTAGAAAGTAGTAGGACAAGTGGGACAGTAGGACAACGCCATATAAAACAATGGGTTATCTGTCCCACCTGCTGACCCACCTACTGACCAGTAGGACAGCGCCGGAGGCGCTTGATAACCGTAGATGGATATACGCCGGACGAGTCCGGGACGAGTTTGGGGCGACTCCGGGATAAGTTCGGGGTGGCAATAAAACTGGGTTGCTGCCACCGAACTGAAGGGGTAAAAAGTAGGCACTCTCGTAGAGGTGCGCCACTGAGGCACACGCTCCACATCATCCGAACCCGGCCATCGCGCCGGGTTTTTTATTGGCTCGATTTCGGCGCCTCTGGCCTCCCTGGCGGGGCGTCGGGTCCAGGGACGGGCCGCCTACTCAGACCGAGGTGAACATGGCGACAGAGAACGACGTTCAGCAGACGCTGAGCGATATCCCGACCTGGCTGTTCGTGCTGGTGTCGATGGCAGGCCTGTCCGGGGAGCTGTGGCGAGCCGAGGCGGCAGGGCTGACGGTCAGCGATCTGCTGAAGCGTGTCCTGCTGCGCTCGGGGGCGTCGGTGGTGTTCGGCCTGGCCTCGGTGTTGCTCGCCACGGCGAGCGGTGCGGGGCTGCCGGTTGCCGCCGCGCTCGGTAGCGTGGTCGCGTGCCTCGGCGCCGACGTGGCATCTGGTTTTTACACGCGTTGGCTTGAGCGGAAAGCGGGCGGTTCTGAGGTGCCGCCTCGTCGGGCCGACTCGGAGTGAGAGGGGCTATCACTGCGCGGGACTTGGACGACGCCGTTCGGTCCTTGCAGCAGCTCGGTGGCGACTTGCCTGCTGCTGTGTTAGCCGACGCCTTGAACCACACGGCGAACCAGGCGAATCAGGCGCTGGTCGGGGAGATCGACCAGGTCTTCGACCGGCCGACACCGTTCACCCGTAACGCCATCCGCATCCTGCATGCCACCTCGCGCCGCCTTGAGGCGGCCTTGTGGGTGAAGGACGAAAAGGACCATGCCTCGAAGGGGCAGGCGCCGGAGGACTGGGTGGCTCCCCAAGTCTTCGGGGGGCCGAGGGTGGACAAGGCGTCGGAGCGGAACCTCCGAGCCCGAGGCATCCTGCCGGCGGGCATGTTCGTCGTTCCAGCGGAGGGTGCCCGGCTGGACCAGTACGGCAACATGAGCCGCGGCCAGATGATCCAGATCCTCTCCGGCCTGGGTGCCCTGGAATACCGAGCGGGGTTCAAAGGAAACGCTACTCAGTCGGCGCGCTCCCTGGCGAAGGGACACCAACTGGCGTACTTCGTGATGCGCCGTGGCCGCCGGCCGATTGGCATCGCCGAGCGCCGTGGACGGACGTTGACCATGGTCCTCGCCTTCGTCCGCCAACCTCAGTACCGCGTGCGCTTCCAGTTTCACGAAGTCGTTCGGCGTGTTGCCGAGGACGACGCGCGCCTAGAGGCGAACATCGAGCGGGCCCTGGCGAAAGCGTTGCGCTGAACCGTTGGTGGATGGCCTGGCCGGGCGGAGCGGGGTTAGTTCAACCCGAGCCGGCAGTGGCCGGTTGCGGGCGGGTCGCCACGAAAATCGGGGCAGTGGCGTGCTACTCGAAAAGCACCGGGGGCCCCTGAAGCGCCGCCCCGGACAAGGGTGATTCGAACCTCGTTCTCGCGCTAGTGGCTGGGCCGGGAAGTTAGTTAACAGGGTTAACCGGGTTAACCCCCTCGGTTCACCGTGGTTAACAGGTATCTCACATGGAACTACTAACCCAGTCGGAGTTTGCGGCGCGTCGTGGTTGGTCCCGCGCCTACGTCTCCAAGCTCAAGTCGCAGGGCCGCTTGGTCCTGGGCGAGGGTGGAAAGATCGATGTAGAGGCCACCGAGCAACTGCTGGCCGAGTCCAGCGACCCAAGCAAGGCCGGAGTGGCCGAGCGGCACCAGCGCGACCGCGCCGACAAAGGCGTGCACGCACACGTTACCCCTACCGCTCCGGCCTCCCTCCCTGCACCGTCTGGCGGTGGCAGCCTGAGTTTCCAGAAGGCTCGCGCCCACCGCGAGCACTACCTGGCACTGCTGGCCGAAGACGAGTTCCGTAAGGGCCGAGGCGAGCTGGTGGAGCGCGAAGTGGTGGACTGCGCCGCGTTCGACGTGGCGCGCAGTCTGCGCGACCTGCTGATGGGGCTGCCCACGAAGGTCGCGGGCGAGCTGGTGGCTATCACTGACCCTTGGGAGATGGAGCAGCGCCTGACGTCGCTGATCCGCGTTGCTCTGGAGGAGGCTGCCAGTCAGATCCAACCACCCGAAGACAGCAAGGCCGAGGAGGCTGCATAACCATGCAACACCACTATGCCGACGGTGCCGCCGTGTACCGGGCGGCATATGTCAGGGGCCTGACCCCCGACCCCGAACTGTGGGTCGATCAATGGGCCGACGAGTACCAGCGCATCCCGCGCGAGGCCGGTGCAGCAGAGCCAGGCAAGTACCACACCGAGCGCACGCCCTACGCTCGAGAGCCGATGCAATGCCTATCCCCAGCGCACCCAGCCAAGCGCGTCGTCACCATGGTGGCGTCGCAGCTGATGAAAACCCAGATTGGGTTGAATTGGATCGGCGCCTGCATCCACCAGGCGCCGGCCAACATCCTGGCGCTGTTGCCCAGCCTGGCCTTGGCCAAGCGGGTTTCCTCGCGGATTGGCAAGAACATCGATGCTGTTCCCGAACTGAGGGAGCGGGTCGCAAAGGCCCGTTCCCGAGATGCCCGCAACACCATCGACACCAAGGAGTTCGAGGGTGGGACGCTGTATTGCACCACAGCCGGCTCCGCCTCCAACCTCGCCGAGCTGGCGGCGCGCTACATCTACGGCGATGAGATCGATCGTTGGGAAATCGACATCAACGGTGAGGGTGACCCAGTCGAACTGGCCGAAGCACGCGGCTCAACCTTCGGGCGCCGGGCCAAGTTCTATTACTCCAGCTCGCCCACGATCAAGGGCGTGTCGAAGATTGCGGACCTGTTCGAGCAGAGCGACCAGCGCCACTACTACGTGCCCTGTCCGCACTGCCGGCATATGCAGGTGCTGGAGTGGGAGAACCTGAAGTACAGCGATGACTTCTCCCGCGTCGACTACCTCTGCGCCAACGAGGAATGCCACGCGCAGATTGAGGAGTCGAGCAAGACGTGGATGCTGGCCAATGGCGAGTGGCGCTCCCACGCCACAGGGGATGGGGAGACGGTTGGTTTCTATCTCAATGCGCTCTATGCACCCCTCGGCTGGGTCAGTTGGGCCGGCCTGGCCAAGCAGTACGTCAAGGCTAGGCGTGCCGAGGAGCGCGGGGACCTGGAGCCCATGCAGGTGTTCTACAACACCCGCCTGGCACGGGTTTGGGATTCCTCCCAGGAAATGACCAACGCCAGCGAACTGAGGGCGCGGGCCGAAGACTACCCCCTCGGCCAGGTACCTAACGGCGCTGTCATCCTCACCGCCGCGGTGGATACCCAGGGTGACCGGCTTGAGCTGCTGGTGATCGGCTGGGGCGAGGGCATGGAGCGCTGGGTGGTGGATCACCAGGTGCTGATGGGCAACCCCTCCGACCTGCGGACCTGGGACCTGCTGGACGAGCAGCTGAAACGCCGTTACCGGCACGCCTCAGGCGTCGAGCTGGCAATCGTGGCCACCGCGATCGACTCCGGTGGCCACCATTCGGACGAGGTCTACCAGTTCGCCCGCCTGCGGCGCTGGCGTAACGTCCTGGCCATCAGGGGCCACAGCAAGCCCGGTCGGCCGGTGATCGCACAGCGGCCATCGAAGGTCGACGTCACCTGGCAGGGCAAGACGGAAAAGGGCGGCGTCGAGCTGTGGATGATCGGCACCGACACCGCGAAGGACTGGATCTATAACCGCTATCCCCTGAGCGAGGGGCCCGGCGCGCTGCACTTTTCCAAGGACCTGGCGGATGACTTCTACGACCAGATCGTGGCCGAGCGAAAAATCACCCGATTCGTGAAGGGGCACAAGCGCACCGAGTACGTGAAAGCGAAGTCGGCCCGCAACGAAGGACTCGACCTGCTCACCTACAACCTGGCCATGGCCCATTACTTGGGCATGAATCGCTACAGCGTCAACGACTGGGCCCGGCTCCGGCAGGCGGTCTCCCAGGCCAGCCTGTTCGCCGACCCAGTCGCCACGGTGCCCAGCGCGGCCGACGAAGCGGACGAGCATGAGCCGCAGGGCGAGGCGCCAAGCGCCCCAGTGCGGCCGGCACCTCCCGCGCGGAGCGCGAACCCACCATCCCAACCAACTGGCCGGCGTACCTCGCGCAGCGGGTATCTGAGCCGCCGATAGACGAGGTCAGCATGAGTACAGCGCAGCAGCGCCTGGACGAGGTCCGGGTGGCGATTCAGGACATCCTGAAAAAAGGGCAGTCGGTGCGCAAGGGAGACCGCCAGGTCGACCGCGCGCAACTGGCGAGTCTGCGCGTTCTGGAGCAGCAGTACGCCGAAGCCGCAGCCCTGGAGGCGGCTACGAACAACCGCCGCTCGCGCCAGGTTCGCCTCTACAGCGGAGGCAAGGGGATCTGATGGCTACCCGATACCGAATCACTTCGAAGCGCATTCGCAACAGCTACGAGGGCGCTGGCACCGGACGCCGCGCCGCAGGCTGGGACGCGCCCGAGGCGGCGCTGAATGCGGTAGCCATTCCGGCATTGCCGACCCTGCGCAAGCGCTCGCGAGCGGCGGTGAGGAATGACCCCTACGCCGCGAGCGCTTGCGCAGGGTCGGCAATGCCGGAATGGCTA